ACATCTTCTACTATCCAATCCTCTGGGCTATACCCTTTAATTTTGTCCAATGGTGCTTTAATTGATGCCCACCATTTCCGAATATCTGCTACTGGTATATGTCTAAATTCCATTAGCCCACCACAATGTAGCCGTATGTCTTATCTGCTGTGTTATTAGACCAATGTGTCAAAGTAGCACTCCCTTGAGTTTGTGAGGAAACGTAAATGTTACTTGTCGCTGATGGAGCTATGTATTGCATCGTAGCTATCACACTAGGAATAGACGGTCTTGTAGGACTCGTGCTAGTACCGTAATGCTCGATGGATACTCCAATATCAGAAACACGCCACATTATCTCAACATAATCATTGGCTTGCAATTCCAAAAAGAAATTAAGTGCTGCTATTAAATGACTAGGATCGCCTGAGCTTCTTCTAGCTGGCATACTAAACCTGCTATTTGATCCGTCAACATTCGTTCCGTTCTTTCTAAACCAAATATCTACGTCTTGTGCATCGTTAGTAGTATTTTTATATTGAATAGAAAACTGAATGTTATACACGCCATAATTTCTGACGTTCATTCTTGAACTATTCGATAGATATACTCCGTTAGAGTAATCCGTTGTGTTTAACGTTATAGCGTAAGCTGTAGTCGTATTAGCAGCAGACTGATCTGTAGTATCCTGAAACGCACCATAAGGCGCAGAATCAGCCTCCGCAGCATTACTTATAGGAACTAAGAATATTAAGCTCTCGTTACCTATACGGCTGTCGTATATAGTCGTTGTAGTCGCATTACCTGTGGCTAAAGTTATCTTGCCAGTATTATTTGTCTTACCGTCCATGACACCACGAACGACCTCAGCAACCTGTCTCTGATCCCCACCAAAAGGTGGTAGCGTTTGAAACTGTACCGACCTAGTCATCGAGAACCCTGACCGCTAATATCTATTTCAACCGCTACAGCCGTTTTCCATGTGCCACTAGGGTTAGTTTGAACCCTGTGATACCTACCTGCCGAACGCAGCCCACAGCGACCCTCAAAATCAGCTACAGACGCATCACCGAATGTAATGGCATCATTTAATAGCTCACGACTTGCGACCGCTACAGAGCCGCTACCAGCGTACACAATCGGTCTACCTAAAGTAATGACTGAATGACCTACATCTATATCGCCTGACGTTAAAGCAGCCTGTTTGTACTGACCGCTAAAGGTAACGATATTAGGGCCTCTCGTTGCTGACAATAGCAATAGCCCACCAACCCACTGACGATCATCTAAAGAGATGCCTAGTGCGTCTATGCTTGCGCTAAATGCGTCTAATCCCTCTAGTGTTACTGTTGGAGTTAGGGCAAACGATACACTGTCAGCAGTAGTTTCTGCATACGACCATTTGTTTAGCGAAATGTTATAAATCAGTAGTAAATTGTCACCGTTCTGTGCAGGGAATAACCAAACAATTAGTCTTTTCTCTGTATCTACAGCAGATGACATTCCTAACTTAATTGCTGTTAGATTAGCGTTATCAAAGAACCAACGATCTATCTTTTCTGTACCGATTCCTCTAGTTGTCTGACCATCACACACGTAAAAACCATCGTCTGCTAGAAAATATGTTAATCCTGCAAAGTTAATGATTGATCCGGCAGAGATACAGCCTAAAGTACGGTTAATAGCGTCAAACTGGAAGAAATAAGGACTACCTGCATACGTCATACGGTAGATAGCACGTTCTAAGAACACTAATCCGTACTCACCACCAGCTAATCCAGTAATATCACCGCCATCTGGTATCACCTGAGAGTCAGATTGACTAGCAAGACCAGGAGTCCAATCTGTTTCATCGTTAATATCAGACCAATAGACCTTATTTTCTTCGCCAGCTACGTTAGCAGCGACTACAAAGTCCTTAACTACCGTCACATACTTAGCTTCAGGAGCGTCAGCAGACAAATCCCCTGCATAAGTCGATGAATTTAGCGTGTATGATTGCAATTTGCTGTCACCGTTAGCCATAATCATCTTCTCGCCATACTGAACAGCGTCCCAATACTCAATAGTTCCGTACCCACTAGTGGTTAATGGAGCCATCGCACGAGTACCAGGCGTAAACTTGTATAGGTTACTAGCAGAAGCACCAAATAGTGATACCACTCCGGCAGTTTTACCTGCAAAACAGCTTAATAAATCAGCGTTAGCAGCATCGGAGTATTCTTCTTCGCTCAATATTGGAGCGTATCCATTAGTAACTGGATAACAATTAACCGCATCAGTTAAAGCACCTGTAACTCCAGGCTGATCTGGTAGCCATTCACCGAATATTATGCGTTGTTTAGCCATCTTTATTGCCTTGTCCAAGAATCAGATTGTGATGCAACTACTGTCCATGTGTTATCGCCTTCAGGAACAATAGTCCAAGTATTCGATTGTTCTACTACGTTATCCCACTCATCGCCAATTACACGACCATCGGCAGAAAACTCCGTAGTTACATTAATTCCTGCTATGCCATCCCATATAGCTATAGCTAAACATGAAACGTCCGCTAGTGCCTCAACTGAAGCATTACCTTCATATTCAACACCACCGTTAGCAGTTACGTCAGCAGTGCCATCAATAGCAGCACTTCCTACTCTTATCCTAATTCCATCTGCCGTTACCGTAGCATCACAAGATACATCACCAGTAAAGAATAAGACCCTTGAAGCCTGAGCTGTAACCGTTGCTGTTCCATCTACAGAAGCCGTAGCATTGATTAACAATCCACCGTTAGAAGTAACAGTAGCAGTGCCAATAATCGCACCAGTAACGCTAAAAATAACACCAGCAGCAGCACTTACGGTAGCTAGACAAGATATGTCGCCAGTACCATAAAATAACTTGCCACCGTTAGCTGTTACTGTTGCATATACATTAACGCTAGCATTTCCAACAAGTACACCGCCACCAGCTAGTGACGAGTAAGGCACTTGTGAATATGCCGATATTCCAAACATTTAGAACACCACCCACTTAGACCCACTCGGTACAGTAACGCTTACTCCGTTATTAATGGTAATAGGGCCTGCACTCATTGCCGAGTATCCGCTAGGAATAGAGAATGTTGTAGCTACAGTTAGATTATTAAGTACGATACCGTTAGCAGAAGCCATTTGATCTGCATAAGCAGTATTCGTAGCATCCTCATGAACAGATTTAGCAGCAGGATAAGTAGCAAATACGTCCTTGCTGTTAGATGCAAAAGATATAGGTGAAGTATTACCAGAACTATTAGCTAGTACCGTATCACGAGATAACGTAGTACCTGAAGATGTGTACGTACCGATACCTACTTCCCATGTGCTAGCAGTGCTATCAACAATAGAATAGTAGGTGGTATTGCCATTACCAATTACAGCAAAGGATTGAAACCCATCAACAGCACCAGCAAGCGTTAGCGTACCAGTGCCAGCAGTGGTAGATGTTTCCTTTACACGATCTGCGACAACTAGTGGCATTATTTACCCCTTACGCCAGAGTTACGCTAAGACCGCCAATAGCTATCTTAAAGATATCTCCAGATGATATAGTTTTCGATGTGTCTAATGCTGTGTGATACAGCAAGTTACCGCTAGAAGAAGCATCAAGAATACCGATCCAGCCAACTGTACCCCATGTACCAGAAGCCTGTGCAAACTCAATCGCAGCACTGTTCGTAGATACACCGTTACTAGGCGCACCCATCGTTACTGCAACTCGTGCATAAGAACCACCAGATACTTCAGTACCAGTATTAGCATCAGTAGGATCAGACGTATAAAGACCCATGTAAACAGTTGTAGGACTTGTGTAGCTCGTATTACGCAAGGTAGCGTTAATCAGAGCGTTTTCTAAGTAGTTCGACATTTCTGCCATGATTTACCTCACGTTATAGTTCATTGACATTGGCTGACCACTGTACTCACTACTCTGGTCTGCAATCGTTATTGATGATATTGCTCTATCGTACAAACTAGCCCAAGTCTGTAATCTTGCGTCATTCATTAGATACGGTTCTGCCTCACCTAAAG